TTGTTATTTCAAAATAAACCCCGATCTTCGTAGTGTGCTTACAAAATAAGCACTTCCACAACAACAAAAAAATTGAAGATATGAAAAAGAGTAGCATTTTGAAGTACACCAAGAGTTTCATCAACAGGAACTTCCGTCTGAAAGTTTACGGAGTGGATGCCGAGGGCAACCGCATTAACAAGCTGGTCGGTGTCGCAGGTCTTATAGACCTTATCGGTATTGAGTTGCTTAACAAGTTTATCGACCGTGCGCTGAAAGCCGGACTTGACAAGTGTGTATGCAAGCTGCGCAGAGGTTTACAGGTATCATTCTATAACAAATAATCGGAGGACAAAAATGGAATCAATTATCACCCCTACGACCAAATCTGAACTTAAAGCCGCTATTACAAGTACATTAGACGGATATAGCTATAACCTATTTAAAGGCGACATTCGCAAAGGAGAACGCTACGCTCGTTTGCTCTACTATTTCACAGGTAATAAAATCACAATTCAAATCACCTATTGGCAGGATGGAGTAGACCACGCTGTTGACTATGCCTCACATTGTTCAACCCCTGCCGGAGTTGCAAACAAAGTTGCAAAGTACCTAAATCTAAAATAACTAAAAATGAAAACATATACCGTTTATTTCAGCGAACCAGTCTGCCATAAATACATAGGCGACAAGTTCAACAAGGAGTTGAAGAAGTGGGAATACGATGTCGAGTGCGAAGATTGGAAAGACTCTTTCACTTTCCATTCTCTTGCACCGGCAAAGAAACTCATAAAAGCCAATCTTGAAAAGTATAAAGGCTCTTGCATCACCAAGACATGGGCAAACGGAGATTGGGAGAACCTTGGGGAAATAAATCTCAAAGGCTCTAACAAGACCTTTGTAGCAAACAGCAGACAAGTAAAAGCAAACTATTAACAAAGGGGGCGAAAGCCTACTCACAAATCAACGTAACAATGGAAACAAAAACTAAGTTCAATATTGGAGACAAGGTAATATTATTAAGATTGTCAAAGGCGTATTTTGTTGAGATAGAAGATATTCGGTTTATTTGTGGAGAGCCGTGTTATAAGGTTAAATTAAAACATAAAGAATTTGTAAGGGAAAGTGAATTGTTCTCATCGAGAGAGGAACTTATTGAGTATATATTTTCTTAAAATCAGAATTCAACGTAATAATGGAAAATAGAGTTATGGAGACAACAATTCAGCAAATCGAAGAAATCGTTTCAGCCCTTACGACTGACGAAAGACAACTTTTGAAAGACACTATCAATCATGGAAGTTGGGGGGATTCTGATTGGGAGTTTTTGGACGAGAACGGCAAGATTGAAACCGTTATGATGTACGGCTACTGCACCAACGATGCAAAAGAAGCAGGGCACTTCTCCGGGCGCAAGGTATCGGCTATGTTCCGCTCAATCTACAAGAAATTATGCCCTGCCAACCGTAACCAAACAGGCAGGTACATTTCCCACTGCAATGACTGGTGGGGTGACGGCAGCGGTGATATGCTGTTTATCAGAACTGGATATTACACTCCCTTTGAAGAGTGGGCAAAGAAAAAATAAAGGTCACGCCCGGTCTAACCAGCCGGGCATAAACTCCACAACAATGACAGCAGCAGAAAAATTACGTCAAGAAATGATGCAGAGCCTACCCTTTACCAAGGATGAGTTCATCAAAGTAATCAGCAAACGGATAAAAGACAGTTTGTCGGGTATGGCTTCTTTCATTTGCGACCGCCATATCAAAGAAACCCGAATCAAAGACGGCAATACAATCCGAATGAGCCACGAACAGGCGGCTATTGATTTTGCCCGTTCAGAGGGCTTCCGGGTATCATACGACTATAATAGCTACGGAGTACGTTACATCATATTCACTTTATAATCCACAACAACATGGAAAAGATTATTTTAACAAAAAAGAACTGCCACAGAGCAGCGCAAGTAAGACTGATTGAAGCTCCCGAAATGGGAATTTACGAATGGGGGTTCAGAGAAATAAAAACGGATAACGGGATGTTCAGCCGCTCTTTTGCCCATGCTGCAAAGCAAGGCGATGATATTTTGCAAATTCGTGATGTAGAAATAGAACTGAACAAATGGGAGGTCGTTTCTTGGAAATACGAAGTGAATTTTGAGGATTTGTGGGATAGGGCTGTAAGAGCGTTTGAAAGTACAAGTTTTAGCCCGGAAGAACGTGCCGCACTGTATATCCGGGAATACGAAGAAACCCTGCTTAGCGACTTAAAGAAACTGCCGGAAGAGGAACACAATGAATACACAGAAAAGTTCCGCACTTGGGTCGTGACCCTTTTCGACAAGCATTCTCGCATATTAAGTGCGATGATTACTGGTCCGGCTCGTTTCCCGACATCACGGAACGAAAAGGCAAACAAATCATACGACAAGGCTATGAGCGAGTTTTCAGAGTGGCGTGAGAAATACGCCCGGAGAGTGGCAAAACGTATCGAGGATGCCAAAAGCCCCGAAGAAAAGGAAAGCATGGAATGGCTTATGTTGAAACGGGATATTGACCATAACGCAAAAGCGTGTGCCGATGTTGATAACGGAGAGCCTTACTACCGCTCTGCTTTCACCAATTCGATTTTTGGAAAGGTAGAGAGGCTGGCTAACAACGGCAAAGCTGCCCTTGTTCTGAAAGCCCTTGACTACATCAAGCAGGTGCAGGAGAATGAAAAAACAGGTCTGAAAAAGCCCCTGTTTACGTCCCGTCATAAGATATGGAATTTGCAGGAAGTTTGCGAAAAGGCTGTGCAGAAGCAAGAGGAAAGAGCCAATGCAGAGAGTATCGAGATTGAATTTGACGGTGGCAAGGTCGTTAAGAACTTCGCAGATGACCGCTTGCAGATTTTTCACGATGAGAAGCCGGATGCCGCCGTTATTTCCCGGTTGAAGTCTAACGGGTTCAGGTGGTCGAGGTTCAACGGTTGTTGGCAAAGACAATTAACAGATAATTCCTACTATGGTGCAGCCCGTGCCCTATTCGGCAATGATGTACTGAATGAAGAACGTAACGAGTTTATTGGTAAATTGAGAAACGCATAATAACAGCAACTATGGTAACGGAAGATAGAATTGAACTTGAAAAGAATGCACCTTTTGAAGAGATTGGCAAAGACTGGTACGTTCACCTCCTCGAATGTGTACCGCCTGAACGGTGGTGCAACCCGTACCGGGATGGTGGTTGGTTCTTTACAGGCGAACCCCATAGCCACGACCGGGACACTGGGGAAGCGTACCACTACCTCTGCTTCGAGTACGCAGGAAGGTATTACGCAGGATGCAGGAGCATAGAAATAAGGAACGGTGATATTGAGCGTGAAATATCTAAATTTTGCTTTAATTTAGATTTTGTGGGGGCTTAAATTAGCCCCTCTCGCACAATATCGTACTTTGATCCAATAAGTTTATCAACCGCAGGACAATCGTTGTTCTCGCACAAAATTCAAAGAAAATAACTATGGAGGAGAAAGAAACTATCATCAAAGTAAATTTTCCTATCCCAGTGAACGGTAGGCATGAGTACTATTTCGGCTCTCTCGCTGCAATATACGATGTGTTCACCCCCGAACAGATAGGGTGTAAGCTGGAAGCCCTTTGGAGTTACGGCATTTCCGTGGGCAGACCGAAATTAACACGGACTTGCCTAATTTCAAAGTACCCAGTACACCGTAAATCACAGAAAAATAAGTAACTTTGCACTATGGAAACTGTATTTGATTACAATATCACCCCCGAAGAGAGCCAGTATATAGGCTTGCTCGACAAAGAGGTTTACTTGAAGAGTTGCACAGAGGACGATGCCAATATGGATTTGGCTGCGCTTTTCTACCTACGGAACGAGAGGGAGAAAGCCAGTGAATACGCTGACAAACTCCCTCCCGATATGAAAAACGAGTTTTGGAGAACCATTACACACCCCTAAGAACTTTGCTAAACATATCATCAGAGTGCCGAAGTGTTTTTATTATCATTTCGGCTTTTTGTTTATCAACTCCTTTCCCAACAAGGAACTTTACTATGCCCCCAAATATGTTCTCGTATGGCTCAATCATTATCATTTTGTTGAAATGCGCGTAAGCCTCTGAACTGGATATGTTCATAGCAGAAAGCATTTCTTCAAAATGACGTACCGACCTGCTATAACCATAACCGCTTTTGATGATTTCCTTTCTGTGAGATACGCTGCCACCAATAGCCCGTAGCAGTTTCCCATAAGAACGACGAGCGCAGAACTGGTTGATACATTCCATTGCGGCTGTCAAATCTACAGTCTGTTTCCTGATGTCTTTCCAGCCGACCGCCCCTGCGTGGCGTATCTCGTGCCATAGGCTTTCGATGGCGTATTCTTGGTTAAACGTCAGAGATGTTCTTGCAGCAATAGCCTTCATTGCCCCCTTGACCTCGTGGAGAGGATTGAAAACAACCGAATTTCCCTTTGGGTCAATAACATGGTGGTCGGTTTTATGTATCTTAATCGTGTTCCCACTCTCTTTGGCATAAACACCCGTTTTTGTGTAGTACAATCTCTCGCAAGCCATCATCGCACCTTTTGCGCTTGACATCTTTACACCTTTCAGCCCTCCGTAAAAGTCTCCCGGCTCTGCTTCTGCGTACTTTTCAATCATAGTGCGCACCTCCTTTTCAGTAATGAATGTCGGGTCTTTAACCTTGATTATCGCTTCTCTTATATCTGTAACAATCCCCTTGTTCCTTCCTTTCACCATAGAGCCGATACCGTCCACCCAATCTTTCGGGATATACTTGCCGTTGTCCTTGATGAAGTACGGAACGGAGGTTGTAGTTTTCACACGCTCTCGGTTGCGGTCAAGCCATGAAGTGAAGTTTTCCGGTACATCATTGACCATTCCCGAGAACTTGAAGCCGGAAATGTCTTCACCATCCAACAACTTGCGCTGATATTCCAAGAACTCTTCTTCCTTTGCCATGATAGCGACTGCGGCACATTTGCAGAACGAATGCCAGCCCATCCAAACAAAATCTTTCGGATATTCTCCTTGCAATTCATCGCAAATATCATATATCGGGTGGTTGTTGTGGGAAATAAAAATGCGTATGCCGACAACAAAGGGTATCTTTTTCCATCTTTCGCTGTCAGCCTTTCGATACGCCATGTTTGTTTCCGTGGCGGTAAGCCTTAACGCATTCTTGTAGGAACTCCGATATACGCCCTGTCCGGGGTGGTAAGCCTTTGCCGCTTTCGATAGCCGGAGTACACCGTGCTTATCCCTTACCCTGCGGAAAAGTTTTTCAGGCTCATTTAGGTACTTGCGGACATCCCTTGAAAGGTCTGCGGCACTCTTTCCTTCTCCAAGCCCCAAGTCAAGAGCAAGTTCAAGTTCCTGCTTGAATTGTTCCGTGATATTCCAAACTCGGTCTGAAAGCATCATACCGGCTTCCTTGCGGTGCTGGAAAGATGATAAAGCATCCAAATTCGGCTGTTTCCATTGCGAAATTACGTCTTTCGGAAGTCCGGTTGAAGAAGTTATCAAATCAACCATTTCATCGTTTTTCTCGCAAGATAACAGCCATTCCTCACGGTCACCCGTTTCTATCACGCCTTGCAACCCTTGTCCGACAGAGCGCATTAGGTTGTTTATCCGCTCCTGCACTGCCGGATAGTCCGAAATGTAAAACGGCTTGTCAGGGTCGCTGAATCCGGAAGCCTCGCCAATACGTGCGCCCTCCGTTATCGCTGCATCAAATAAATCACCAATCGCTTTCAGCCGTTTCTCGATGTTGGCAATATGTTTCTTGTCGAATATCCCGTAACTGAATTTGGTTGCTTCTTTCTTTGCCATGATTACCGCCTCTTTTTGAATTGTCCGCACCCGTCACGAGTGAGGAAACGGCTACGCTCCTGATGCTGCTTGCGCCGACATAGGAACTGATTTCCATTTGCCCAAATCTCGTACGGCTCATAGGAATAGATATATTCCTCGAAATGAATATCAAGTCCCTTTTTCGCCATATTCTACACAGTTGGTTCTTCAAACAGTCTCACGGTACTATCCTGCGCAATCTTCGCCAATTCCTCGTCTACATCGTCTACATAACCGAGATTTTGGACTGCGGTGCGCTGGCTCATAATTGGCTTGCCGCCCGTGGCGTTGGAAAGATTGCTGATACGCTCTTCCTCATCCCGTATCTGATATGGGGTAATAACAACCTCCACCTGCAAACTGTCGATGGCAGCGGAAAGATTAGGGTACATCTTTTTCATGAACGCCCGGATAACATTGATTTCACGGTCGAACAACTCCAACCAAATGCCGCTCTCGTCAGTCACTTTCAACTGGGCATCAATGAACATCATCTTACGGGCTTCTCCCGACATCGGGGTTGCTTTCATGTTTTCCATTGACATATCCGGCAGTTGAAGCTGCATGAAGAAGTCCTTTTTGATTTCCCCAACATGGAACTTGATGCTATCAATAGCCTGTTGCCAAGTCTTGTATTCTGCCTTGTCATTCTGACCGTATCGCAGCACGTTACGCCCTGCGTTGTCGTTGGTCGGTTCTTTCCCGAATTTCACCTTTCCGTCCGAGAACACAACCCAGTTGGGTCTTGCGTTCTTACGGATGTAGTTGCCGTTGCGTGAAAGCGTCCATTCGGCTTCATAGACATTGCCAGACTGGTCTTCCCAAATAGGCTCGTCACGGTGGATATACACGCCCGTAATCTTGCCCACTTCGATTTTCTCCCGAAGTTCCTCCACCGTTTCCCCTGCGCCCGTGCGCCAACGGATATGCTCGTCAGCGGTGTACGTATCGAAGTATGTAACGGTATTGATACCCTCTTTCCTTGTGTACTCAATGGAGAGGGCAATCATATCATCGTACTCGTCAAACAACGGGTACAACTTGTCGCATTTCATCGGTGAGTAGTTCTTGCAGCGCAGTTTCAAGAGGCTCTTCTGCCCAGCATACACGGTTTCCTGCTCCTGCGAGTACCATAACGTGACGGTTTCGCAAGATGCGAACAGGCTCTTACCGCGGTCAATGTTCAGGCTGTCTATGCGGTTCTTTTGAAAGATAGCCTCCATAATCTTCGCGACCTGCTTTTCCTGGTCGTTCTCAGGCTTGTAGATGCGCTGTACGGGAATAGCGAACATCAATTCTGTTATACGCTTGACCGCCAATTTCTGTAAGCCAAGCGTGTACCGTGTAACCCGTTCAATGCCCCTCTTGGTAACTTTGTCCTTATAGGTCTTATCGGTCATTACCGGGTGTTCTTTCGGATCGTACTCCTTTCTGAGCGTTTCCCACGGCTTCACCGACACCGTTTTGTACTTCAAATCTGAAATGATGCTCCTTGCATCTCTTTCAGGTGCTGTAATCTCATTGATATTCATATATTTTCGTTTTTAGTATAATATATCGTCAATATCATCATCCACTTCATTCGAGAGTGCGTTTACGCCAGTCTTTTCTACCGCTTTCGGGTGAAACGTATTTGCAAGCGCATCGAACTCGTCAATAGAATGCCCCAGCCGCTTCTTGATGTCCTCTTTCGGTTCAATGATAATCTTGCCATTGGAGAGGAACGACCACTTGATTTCCGTTGCCTCTTCCATGAAGCTACCACCCGGTGGGAGCATCGCACCAGTATTGTTGTCCGGGTTCAGCCAGTCACGGACTGCCCAAAAGAGGTATGCCCTCATGTTAGCAAATGTGTATTGCCCGGTAATGTCCGTAAGGTCTTTTCCGCTGCTGGTCTTTGCGACCTCGCTATACTTACAACTAATGATCGTTTCCTCGTCCAGTTTTCCTTTGCTCTCTTGGCATATCTCAACCGCACGCGAGTAAACCCCTGCACCCTCGCCAATCGTGTCAATAGACACGCTGTAACCGCTGTGTATGGTGATTTCGTTCTTGATGCGCCCGGCTACTTTCATGTGGTCTGCCTTACCGCCTGAATTATGCTTATCAAAGTACTCAACGTAGTTGTCGAAACGCTTACAATACACGGTGCAGTCCCGACCCATACCCGCCACATCGACACCGAGAATGGCGTTGTTGTGGCTCGTCAGTTTGTACTGCTTCCAACGTTCCTGCGCAATCTCAACCCACTTCTGCGGTATCAAGATGTCCTCATCAACTTTCGGGAACTCCCCAAGGACTTTCTTTCGGAAAAGGTCGGAGGGGCGATACCATTTGCCCTCAAAGCAAAAATCATTTTCTCTCTCTTTCGCCTCCTCCTCCGTTATCGGCTCGCACCAGTTTTCCACCTTGTCAATGACCCAATCATAGTCCACCTGTCCTGGGATGGTAATTTTCTTCTCAACGACATTCGGAGCGGTCAGACTGTTCAGGCAGAACCGCTCCCAGCGTGGGGACTTTTGTGAACGGGCGGCATACCCTACGGTGGTGTTCGGGTTGAACACAAGCAGAAGCCTCGAATTACCCTGCAAGTTACCCTCAATAGCCGTGTAGGTATCATCGAGAATACCCGTAGCCTCCGTAACGACAAACATTGTGTTTACGGCATGGAAGCCCGACCACGCCTCGTGGTTGTTCTCGTCCGCCTTAAAGCCCGTCAAGAACCACTCTTCATTGTCCGTGCGGATGTCGTAGGCGTTGAGCCTACCGGGGAGCGTGAAACCTCTCCTTTTCGCACGGTTGAATAGTCTTGAAATTTCGGGCATCATAATGTTCTTTACTTGTCGGTCGGTTGGAGCGGTGAGAGCAACTTTCGTGTTCTCGACAAGTTCCATTTTGCCGTTTGGGTTCTTTTTCCACTTCGGGGTGAGATACAGGAAGCATACAGCGATACAAGCAGCGACAAAATCCTTGCCCCTTGCCGTACCACTGCGAACTGATACCAACTTCTTGTGCTGGACGGCTGTAACGATTGCTTGTTGCTCCTCATCAAGCGTGACCCCAAGAGCCTCGCTGATAAATTTGTTCCAGTCATTACGCCATTCAGAGAATAGTTTGGCAGCGTTCTTGCGTATCTGTACCTCATTCCTCCTCATTTATTGTACTCGTTTCCATCAAGAGACTGGCAAACGACAGGTCGCCTGTAACCTCTTTCTTTTCCGGGCTATACAGTCCAAGCAGCTTGCGCCGTTCTACCAAGTTTTTGTGAATGACCTCCAAATATCGGGGGTCGCCATAACAAACAATTTCCTCCTTTTGTTGTTCCATTTTCACGGTAACAACGCCGCCCTCGTCACTTCCTTCGTCACCGCCCGGAATGCCTTGCTGCTTGGCTTTCTTGCGCTCGTAGTCCGTCTTTGACTTGTCCCAAGCCGCCCAAGCCTCCTTTATCACTTCGTCAATGCGTTCCAATTCCAGTTGTACGGCATGGTCGAAGTTCTCAATGCGTGTTTTCCTCCATTCAGCCAGCAAGCGGTTCACGTCCTTATGAACCGTTTGGAGGCTGTATGCTTGCAGGTCTAAACGTGCCATAACTTCCTCCCGGATTTCCCGGTAGGAGTAGCCACGCTTGTAGAGTTGCGCAATGATGTCAAGCCGAACGATTTGTGCCTGACGGTAATCTTTCATTTTCTTTCCCGGTGCTCCCATTGCTTAGAAATTAGCTCCGTTATACTTGTAAATAAGGTTGTCGTCCTCGTCCTTTCCGATAGGAACAAGTGCGCCCTCAAACAATTTGTATGGTGATTGTCCGCTCTGCGGATTATTCCACAGCCAGCGCATATAGTCTGCCATTGTCATACCTTCGAACTTCGCCCGTTTCTCCGATGAATTGCAGTTGAACCCGGTAGCCCATATCCACTGGAACTGCGAAACAAGCCCGTTGATGTCCTTGCTCACATCTTCCCAACGCACGATATGACCGGGTGCGTTCTTGGCAATCTGCAAAGCCTCGCACCATTGCCCACGTGAGTAGTTCCAGTTGGCAGGAAGCCCACAGCAAGAGCCGTTACAACACAACTCCTTGAAATGGGCATCGGAAACGTAGAAACGCATCCCCAGTTCATCGCAAAGTTGCTTCATGTTCCGCATGAAAGGTTCTTTGACCTTGCGGTTCAGCCGGAGATACCCGGTGCTTACGCTGAACTTCTTGTAGAAGTCCATGAAGTCAAAGCCGCACAACTCGTTGAAAGTCGGCATCCATTGTTTCAGGGTCGGACTGCGCTGCTCCACGCACATGAACTCCGTACTCATGGCGGTTGCTCCACGGTTGGAAGCCTCCCTAATCAGGTCGAGGTATGACGGGGTGGAAATGCCGATGATGAACGGTCGTAGCCGGAGCGTTGCGCCTCCTGCATCTGCTTCTGCAATCTTGCGGATAGCTTCAAGCCTCTGTAACGGGGTCGGCACACCTCGCTCAATCACGTGCGCCTTATGTTCGTCCAGCGTGATGATTGAAAATTTGAAGTTCCAATTCTTCTGCCCCCGGATAAGTTCCATGTAACGCTCATCCTCCGTGAACCATGTCGCCTTTGTGGAAAAGCAGAGAGGGTAATCAATCTCCTTGAAGAAGCGGAGAAGTTCAAGCGTGATACCCTGCTTGCGCTCGAAGCCGTCGAACTGGTCTGACAGACCGCCCCACTGCATCACCTTACGCTGCTTGATGTACTCTTTGAACTGCCCTCCGTATTTGTCGGGGTCTGTGAACATACGCTTTACGTGTTCAACTGATACGTGACGAACGTCTTTTGACAAATAAGCATCCTTTGTGTCACCTACGCCACGCTGGAACTGCGAAAAGCAATACAGACATCCAAACGAACAATTGCTGTAAGTGTCGAATGTCATAGGCATAGAGCAGTCTGCAATCTCATTGCTCCAACGAGGACTTTGATAATACTTCTGCGGCATATTGTTATAATTTAATTTTCAATTCCATTTCGTAGTCTTCACCCTTGACATCAAGTATCTTTGCCCCCATTTTAAGCCAAAAGAATTGCGCCTCTTCGTTCATCGGAGTACGGAATGTAAGGGTTTCAATCCCATGTTCTTTCATTTGTCTAAGAAGCCGGGAACACAATTTTCTGCCAAGCCCTTGTTTTTGATAGTCTTTTTTTACGGCAATCTCAATGAGCCTCACGTGGTCTTTGCATCGGCTCGCATAATAGAATGCAACGGGCTTACCGTCCTTGCTCCACACCTTGCTCCACACCTTGCCACCAATAACATAGTTCATTCTCCGAAAGAAGTTGTACGATTTCTTTGCTGTCATAGAACCACAATTATAGCAGATGTCTTTTACTGCCTCATCATCGTAACCAGTTTCACTCCACATATCCCTTTGCCGTTTTAATGATAAAATTCAAAATGCGTTCTTGGTCTTGCGGCGTGTTGTTCCAAATGCGTTGCACTCCGTATTTTACGATGAAATTCTCAACCTTGCTTCTCCTGCTTTTGAGGAATGCGTCTGTTTGGCTATCCCCACGCTCAATGTGCCTTGCTTTCAGAACTCGCTCGTTAGCATCAACCAGCAAAAGCATTGCCCCAGTTTCGTGCAGAAAACGATAATTGAAGAGCCTGTCGCCCTCAACGAACACGATCGACTTTCCGTTTATTCCTTTGATGTAACTTATGGCATCAGAAATCACTGTCATACTCAGTTTATCCGTACCCTCGAATGTTGAGCCATCAAATACGCCAAGCATCTTGAATTTTCCGCATTTGCTTTCAATTCCCCTACATTTGCCGCTACGGAACTCCTTTGCCCCATCAAACAGGTGCTTCCTAATCAGCCTGAAAATGGTTGATTTTCCACTTGCCGGAACCCCTGCGATATAAATTACTTTTGCGCCCATTTTACAGCAGATTTATGATGAGATTTTCCCATTCGCAGCCCTTGATGTCCTCCAACAACCTTTCAGTATAAAAGCCATTCCACCGTGTCCCCTTGCGGATTTTCTCAACAGCGCATAGGCTGGTTTCGAGGGCAAACACGTTGTCCCCGGTATCACGTTTGGCATCTTCTATGAACTGCGTTAATTTCTCCCGATTTTGCGTTCTCGCAATTATCTCCGCACCCTTTGTATAGTTTTCCTTTCGCTCGAATTTAAGTGCGAGGTCGTCAATTATTTGCTTTCCGCTGACCTTTGCCCATACTTCGAGAAAGAGGAAAGCTGCATACCTGCCGAAAAAGTACCACGATGTTACGATGTTATACTGCTCTGTGGTGGTCTGCGCCCGGTCAAGCTGCTCCAGCATACCGGGATTCAGGTTCTGCATAATGCGGTCGAAAGTGTCACCGATACGGACATACCTGCGGTCGGTTCTGAACTTCAATTCGCCTTTCGGTGTGTTGTGGTTACGCAGGAGCATCAATGCGCTTGGGATATGGTACGTTGTGGCATAGTAATAGACCAGCCGGAAGCTGTTCCAGCGTGACAAATGGAAGTATGCCGAGAGTGAGGCAATCATTTTCTCCTCAACTCCGGCATCGCCTCCCAAGTGGTATTGTATGTACTCTGCGTAATCCATAGGCAAGCGTGTTATTCTTCCTCCTCTGCGGCAGGGATGATTTCATCAAGACGGTAAACAACCTTGTCGATGGAGGGCATACCAAGAAGTTGCAGCAACTCCGGCTGTCTTTCTTTCGGGTACACGATGATGACACGCTCCATTGCCGTTTCGTCTGACCCCTCAATCTTCGGCAGGGTGTCCGGGTTAATATCCACGCCTTGTAGCTCCGGGGGCAAAGCGTCCTGAAAGGCATCCGCAGGGTTGTCCTCTTCGCTCGCATCAGGCACGGCTGGTGTAGGTTGTGCCGGGGACGGGGCTGTACCCATAGGAGCAAAGGCGGTCGGGTTCGTGTTCCACACGTCAAGCCCCCAGTCGCCCAGCTTGGCTTCATCCCACTTGTTGGCAAGGGCATCGAAGTCCCACTGACCGAAACTTGCGTTGTCCTTAATCATGAACTGCTTGCGCTCCGATGCGGATAACTCACTGGCGTTGATAACAAGGGCTGTCGGCTTCTCCAGCCATTTTCCCCAGTAATCTACAAGCACCTTGCGTTCGCCCTCTGACTTCTCCACGAAGTCGGCAATAGTCAAGAGCCGGGCAGAAATATCCTCCGCACTCATCTTTGCTATGGCTCGCAGTGCCTCCGTGCGCATATTGCCGCCAAGTGTGGACATCTTGCCGTCCACAACGATAGGGCGCAACTCCAGCATCTTGGGAAGCACAAGGATTGAATTGATTAGCTTGCCGAATTTCTCTTTCGTGATGATACGGGGATTATCTCCGTTGAGCTTCACCTGTGAGAGTTTTACCTGTTCTACTTTCATTGTTTATAAATTTTTTAGTTTATTTTTGGTACAAAATTACACAAATATGTTTGTATTATAAGCGTTTGAAAACAAAAATATCTATCTTTTAGTTTATTTTCTCACAACTTTCACAGGTAAACCACTCCATTTCCATGCGATTAGAGCTGCATCACGCCCCTCTTGGTTCGTCCTGCCCATTATCCCGGTAAAGGCTGCAAGTTCCTCCTGCGTAATCTTTCCGTCCTTTCCCTGCCACAGATTTACACCACCTACTTTCAGGGCAAGAGGTTTTATCAGTTCGTAAGGTATCTGCCAGTGTTCGCACATTTCGGCTATCTTCCTACCAACCTCGTGATTCCGTCCGGCAGCGTTTCCCTTTGCCGCTGCACTCTGTTTCGTGTCCTTGGAAAGCAGATGCCAATGAGATTTATTCAACCATCCGGCTTCAATGATTACACGGACATTCTTTTGGGTTACTTCGGACTTCCTTTTGATGTATCGCAGGAAGTCCAACAGGTCAGGAAAGGTCAGCGTGGAAATTTCCAGTTTACGGGTAGCCACTTCGAGATAAGCGCACCCGGACTTCTCTACATCTGGGTCTATCCCGACCACACAATCAACCCTTATAGGCTTTTTTGATGATATTTTATCCCCTTGTCCGCTGGAATATTCATCTGAACAGCCCGTCTCAACCGCTTGATTTTGCCTTTA